GGTGGTGCTGGTGAACGTGTTGGCGCTCACCCATGACCAGTTAAAGGGATAACCGGCGCGGTACTGCGTCTGATTGTTTTGCTTGCGGACTCCGTAGATCTGGACGCTGCTTTCCTGTCCGCCGACCAGGGCTGTTCCGGTGCATACGGGTTGCTGCTTCTCAATAACGCCAGCACAACCGGAGAGCAATACCGCTACCGCCAGGCAAAGAATCATATTTTTCATAGTGGTTATATCCCAGGGCATTCATGAAGCTACACAATAACAATATGAATCAACGGGATATAATTGATTTGGTAGATCAATTATTCGAAATTGATCGTTCAAAACGATCATAGTTGGCGCAGTTGATGGCCATAATCACGTTTCTCAGATTCGAATACGCGACGTTCTGAAGGTTGCCGCCGGGGGTTGTCTGCGGTCTGGCGAATATCCGCGTATTGCTTCCCTCAAGTTTTGCCATGCTCTTGTATATGGCCATGTATGGCTGCGGCTGACCGCCAGCCGATATAACCCCGGTAATTAGCCCCAGCATGGCAGGCATACAGGCCCACTTCCCCGCCAGAGTTGTATTGATGTTGTATCCTGAGCTGGCATCCACCCCGGCGGTACCGAGGGTGACAACATCGTTCAGCGTGCGCGTTTCGTTTGTTAAAATCAGCGTCCCTGATGCATCCCACACAGCCAGCCCGTAGTCTGGCTTTGTCTGCGGGAAAATAGAGAAAAAATAAACGTACGCTGTGCCGGTTGCGTTCGGTCTGAGAAAATCAATCGTAATGGTGTTCCCGCTTATCGTCTGGGTGATTTCGACCTCAACAGTACAATGAACGAACGCGACAACGGGCTGACCTGCGGGGAAAGTGTGCGTCACTTTGGTATTGAAACCCGTTGTTCCCTGAAGTGCCGCTGTCTTTCGCGCCTGTAGAGCGATTGGCGAGCTGTTCGCGGTCACCCATACTTCCCCGCTCGTGGTCGTCAGTAAAACACCATACTCCGCCATTTATGCCCTCTCGATCTGGAAAATAAGATAAGCCGCTGCCGCAGGCTCAGTCCCTGCTGAGTAGTCGGTATCGCCTGCTGCTGTCACTGTTGCGGTTCCCCCTGAAATGGTGATCTTCCTCCGACTCGTTCCAAACTGATCACCGTTCATGACCTGAAAACAGGTAAGCCTGCAACCCGGTGGAAGCGCTACGGAGTAAGAGCCTGTTTTCTGGTTCTGGGCCAGCTGGAGATAGCCACAAACGCTGACAGGCTTAACGCCATAGTTATTGACCTTGCCTGAGGCATCCCATGTCTGAACACCATATTCCGCCATCCAGTCCTCCTGAAAAAAAGAGGCCCCGTAAGAGGCCTCCCGTTACCATGTGCCCGTGATTCTCCCGATCTGCACCCTCAACACATTGTTGGCATCCTTGACACTGATCGTTTGATTAGTCTGCTTCATCGCCCCTTCTCCCGCGGTTGAACCGTAGTTCTCAAGCGTGCCGGTTCTAAAGTTTATGGACAGGCCAGCCTGGTTCTGAACGTAGTTAACCGAGCTGATAGTTTCAGCAAGTTTCGCTCGCGTGATAGTGGCATCACCTATTACCGTATCCCTGATAATTACCTGCCCGTTCTGGATAACGAACGGAAGGATCACTGTGGCTCCGGCCTGGTGAGTAACGGCGAAGCGGTCAGCCAGGAAGATAACCTGCGACTGCATGCCAGATGGCGTATTCTCCACGCCGATCCCCATCCCTGCCGCGTAAAGCTGACCATTGCTGGATAACCCGACCTTGATGCTGTACATCGCCTTCAGGTCCCCGTTAACGTTCGCGATGGCCTGAGCGTTAGTGGTAATGGCTGACGTATGCCCGTTGATGGTCGCTGTGATGCCGTTTATCTGCGTGGCCGTGGCCTGCTGGTAATCGGAGAACGTCTGGTTCAGGCTGTTGATGGATGCCTTGTTGCCGTTCACGTCAGTCTGCAAACTCAGCAGCGAACGCGCCGTTGCCTCCTTCTCGTTGACGATCACCTCATCAATGCGGTCCAGCTGCGCGCTGTTACCGGCGACCGACGCAGACAGTGTTTTGCGCGCCGCCACCTGCGCCAGGTTGCCCTGAATAATCGCGATGGCGGAGTTCTTCACTCCTCCCGTCATACCGTCCACAGACACGCTTATGCTGTCGATACGCTGGCCCAGCGCGGTATCAGCCGTTGCCACTGTCTGCTCAAGCTCGCTCAAAGAAGAAGACACATCTCCGACCTTGCTCGACAGGTTTGTAACGCTGGTCTGAACTTTCCCGATATCCTGGGCGTTTTTGGCGATTTCCTGCGCCTGTTGCGCCAGTTCGTCGTTGGCCTGTTTGATATCGTCAGCCATGCCAGCAATTTTTTCATTGCTGTCCACCGCGTTCTCGATCAGGTCTTTGAACGTATCGGAGCCTTTCATGTCCTCCAGGATTGCATCGGTGATATCGGATACATCGATGCTGGCCTGCCCGCGCACAAAGTCTGTATACCCTGATTCGTTTCCGCTTCGATCTACCAGCTGCGCCCGGTACCAGAAAGTCTGCCCTGCCTTAAGGCCCATCTGCTGATACTTGCGCTGCGGATAGGGTACGTCTGCCAGCAGCATCGCATCGTCTTCCGTCCCGGTCAGACTGTACTGAATTTCCGTCTTCAGCGTGTCGTCGGTGTTCGCCGGGAATCCCCAGCTCAGCTCGATACCGAATACCACATTATCGGAAGCGATGAAGCCGACCGGTTTCGGCGGATTGCCCACTTTACCCGTCAGCGTTTTCTCTTCCGAATATCCCCACCCGGATGAAATTTCTGCGGCATTGATGGCGCGTACACGTACCAGATAGCGCCCGGCATAAATCCCAGGAACGTCGAATGACGTGGTGGAGCTGCGCGGCACATTAACCCAGTTCCCGTCGTTGCGGCGCCATTGCGCTTCATAGGCGATAGCGTTCTGCGCCTGGTCCCAGCTCACGCGCATGGTTTCGACGCTGATATTCTGCTGCACCACCGAAAACGAACTGATTACGATGTTGTCTGGCGGTGATTGATTTCCCGGTGGGATCACGCTCACCGGCCGCTGGTCAATGATGGCTCCGGTATCGATTCGGGCATATTTATCCGGATCGTGCCATGCACCGGTAATGGTGAAAGTGCCATCATCGTTATCAGTGACGCTAACAACACGGTACTGCTGTGCGTACAGTTCGGTTGACTCAACCACCCAGACAGCTTCGGCCTGAGGCGTCTCACTGTACGCGGTGGTGACTGTGACCGATTCCCCGTTAACCGACTGAATGGTCCTGCTCTGTGACGCTCCGGAGGGAAGGTTGAGGATAAGGCGATCACCTGCTGCTGCATCAGCTACACGGTCAAGTTTGATAACGCGACCGTTAACGGCGCTGATGCGGCCGCCCATAACCTTTCCGGAAAGCAGCTCGTCTGCCACAGCGATGATATAGCCAGGCTGGGGTATGTTTCCGTCCAGCCCGACATCAAACGAAACAACGCGATCCTTGTTGTTGGTGAGAATACCCCAGCGCCCCTTTCGGTTCGCTTCTGACTGTCTGGTACAGCCGATGGCTGTCATTTCCAGCTGATTGAAGCCGTACCGCGCCACCAGCGCCTGCTCGAATACAGGTTCCATCGCGTCAGCGTAGGCGTTACCGGGATCAGACCATGAAACCAGCGCTGTAGTGTAGCGGGTTTTCGTGGTGCTGCTTGAATAGGTGAAGCGACCGCCAACAACGTTAGCGCGCGTGTAGCTGTAATCCACATCGCGCGGCATGTCAGCGAGTGCCACAATCTGATCCCCGCCCCAGTAGGTCATGCCACGGAAAATAGCAGCAAAATCACGCAGGACTGTGTAAGCGTCGTTCCGGTCCTGAATGTACACGTTGCAGGTATAGCGTGGTTCTGTTCCATCGCCCCCCTTACCGTCCGGTACCATCTGATCGCAATACTGGGCGACCTGATAAAGCGTCCATTTATCGATGTTAGCAGCAGTCAAACGGTGACCAAGGCCGAACCGGTCAGAAACAACCAGATCGTAAAAAATCCACGCAGGGTTATCCGTCCATGCCCACTTAAACGCCCCGGTCCAAGTTCCGCTGTAAGAGCGGGTTTCTGGGTCGTAAGTATCAGGAACCCGAATAACGCGGCCACGAGGCTCACAGGAGATCTGAGGTATAGAACCATTAAACTGGCTGGAGTCGAATTCAATGTAGAGCAGCGCGGTGTTCGGATATCGCAATTTCGCATCAATCACCTCAGTGAAGCTCTGTAGCGTCATCGTGTCGCCGATTTTCGCGCTGTTGGCGTCAGCGGTAATTTTGCGTAGTCTGATTGTCCAGGTGCTGCCCGCCTGAGGTAAATCAATACGGTGGCTACGCTCATAACCTGAGGTCGTTTTCCCGGTCACACTGGTATTGAGGACTGTCTGCCATGTCCCGCCGTCCGTCTGCAAGTCAATGGCATAATTAACCGAGTAACCAACCAGATCGCCATCGTCCTCCTGCTTGAAAAGCGAAGGCCATTTCAGGCGTAAACGAACCGCCGAAAGCTGTGTATTGGTGAAGGTTCGTGTCCACGCTGTACCGCTCGTTACCTCGGTTCCCACGCTAATTTCGTTTTCGGTACCGGGAATGCCCTGAATGTACTTCTGGGCCTGAGTACCCGCGCGAAATTCCCACGTAACGCCGCTGAAGTTTTGGGAGCCGTCGGCGTTCTCCAGCGCCGTTCCGTCCAGGTAGATATCCTTCCCGGTGAGCTGTCCAGCAAACTCCCCTTCCCCAAGCGCAACGAGGATCTTTGCCTTCGCTACAGATTGCAGATCATCAGGCTGTTCGGTAGGAGTTCGAGAACTGGAGCTCCCACCTTTTCGTCCGGTAATTTTATTCGCCATATCGCGCCCATAAAAAAAGCCACCCGAAGGTGGCTTGTAAAAAGGTTTGTTATCTACTGCTGATCTTCGACATAAATCCCGGCGGAAATAATTGCCCCGCCGATTCGCCGGCGGCCGTAAAGGAGCGGAACCGGGTAACCCTGTGCGGCGGTATTTGTCACCCCGCCGAACGCATACGATGCACGGTTATCTGCGCTTTGTTTACTGGCTATGCCTGATGGCTGCGGTGAAAGCAGCTGAATAACCCCACCGAGGACCAACGAAGCACCAGTGGCAGCAGCAAACCCCGTCAAGCCACCAGCAGCGAAAGCAGCGCCAACACCACCAGAAACAAAGACAGCCGCGGCTATTAAAACTGCTCCTAATATGGTCTGAAAAAGACCAGCGCGCTTACTACCGATAACAACTGGCACGATCCTTACTACGTCGCCTTCACACGGAAAACCCATCTCATCGGCGGCAATATTCCTTTTTCCTTTAAATACTGCGAAAGTTAATCCACGACGCTTACTGCTGATCATGAAGCTTTCGAAACCGGGTAATGTTTTACTTAAAGCAATAGCGGCTTCACCAGTTCGGGATATCAGACGTTTATGTGTTTTACCGAAGGTCTTTCCTAATACTCCGCCGAGCTGAATTGTTGTCATTACTTCTTTCATATTCTCACCATAAAAAAACCCGCCGAAGCGGGTTAAGTATTGGTTAGATACAGTGTTCTATTACTTTTATCCGGCTGTTGATTCGATAAGCAAAAAGGCCGCCTTGATGTCGAAATTCTATCTTGGTAATTCCACCGTCAGATATTAAATCAACCATCTCAAGTTGAGATTGTGTAAAAACAGTTTTGCCACCGTTATAAGGCTGAATAAAAACGCTTCCGTATTTTTGGCTTTCTTCTTGCCAGCCAACAAGTATACATTCAGATACCGCATCAATTTTTTTCTTTGATTGAAAAGTATTTGACGCTGGCTCATTACGAAGATCCTGCATGCTCGAACATCCAGCCATAATTAACAAAGAAAGTGCAAGAAATGCTTTTTTCATATCCCTATCCCCTTTGGTTTTACAAAAGGTTAGCACAGAGATTTGTAACGTAGAATCTTCATCGTTCGTTCCTGCCAGTAACCGCCATATGGTACTCGCTGACTCAGGTGACCGTATAGGTGGTGCAGCAGCATATTGCCCTCCAGCAGTATACCAGCGTGGTTCCACTTATCAGCCTGTACCTGCATGATCACCATATCGCCAGGTTTCGGAGGCCCGTCGAATTCACGGAATCCGCACTCGTACCAGCAATCCTGATAGAAGTTGTCCGGATAGTCTTTTTCCCACCAGGGATAATCAACCCGGTAATCGTGGAGTTCGATACCATGCGTTTGCCGGAAATAGCTCATTACCAGCCCCCAGCAGTCAAAGTGACCAAGCACAAAAGGACGCTCCAGCAACGGCAGCTCTCCGCGCGGCTGGATGGTGCGTAAATCCCCCTCCGGCCAGCTCACGATATGCCAGGGTAAAAGCGTTGCGTCGCATTGCGCTTTATCCAGTTCGCTCGGCTGTGTAGTGGCGTCAGGGTGGCTGTGAACGATGGCGATCACCGTACCCCAGTCCTCAGCGGCTGCGTAATCTTCGGGGCAAAGGACAAAATTGTCCTCCGGCACCGCGGCAAGATTCCGGCAAGGAAAATAACGTTCAACGCGGCTTTTCTGCGCCACCACACCACAGCACTCACGAGGATATTCAGCGGCGGCATGCGCCATAATCGCATCAATGGTTTTCTGACGCATATCAGCTCCTGATCAGCGACGTACCCGGGAACCCACCAAACGAGAGTTCGTTGCTTTCACCGAACCTAAGTTTGCAGGCCGTCAGCGTGCCGTTGCATTCATCCAGTGACGGATCGCTTACCGGGTTGTTGTTTTTGTCGAAATAGCGCGTACCGGCATAGTCGCAGCCGTCACCGGTGCGGTACTTATTACGAATGCACCATGTGCACAGGGAATGAAGCTGCCGCGTGGGGATCATTTGTCCCTGAAGATCCATAGGGCTGGACAGTACAAACTCAATGGTTTCGCCAGCAAGCTCGGTCGTTTTCCCGTCGATATACCAGACCTGAAGTTTCTCCTGAGTCGGATCTGCTGTAGGGTTACCGCCTGCGAAGTTTTTAGCATCGAGATATTTTGCCTTTGTGTCGTGAATAGTGACCTTAGCCTGTAGCAAATCGTCGTACGCAAGACACAGGGCAGAAATAGAGCTTTCGATGTTCGCGACCGTCAGTGATGGCGTCGCATTGCTGCCACTGGTCGATTTCTCCAGCCCTTCCAGCTGATACGGCCAGGCGGAATATTCATTACCCTGCCACCAGATTGGTTTCGCCGGGAGCTTGGCCTCATCCCCGCCAGCGGCGACTATTTCTGCTTCGGTGTGGGGAATGTTGTAATTGTGAAACCGGAGAACGTCCGTCAGTCCAAAAGAAGAACCGTCCACCTCAATCAGACGAACGTCGTTTCCTGATTCCAGCTTCTGATAGTCCGCGTTTAAGCTCATGGTTTAAATGCCTGGATGAATGTTGCTTCAAGATTGAATTTCCCTGCGCCGAGCCCGGTGGGTTTATATGTTCCGCAACGATACAAACCCAAAGGTTCGAGCGGTGGCTTCCACTGAAAGGCTTTCGTCCCTTCATGCCTGTCGAGAAAAGATTTAATGGCGGAAATGTAGGTTTCGTTGCCAGTAAAGTTGAGCGTCCACTGCTGGGTTCTGGTATTCAATCCATCCCCTGAAACCTGCTCATATCCATCACCAAACTGTGCTTTCCTGACGCGGAAATTTATATCTGCCTCAGCGTTAATTCGTGGGCACCAGGTGAAAGTTTCGATAGCCATTTTTATCGGGTTCCTTTCATTGCGTTCCAGATGTCACCGCCAGGGCGAATATCTCGCATGATGTTCTGCTTATATCGCTGATCAACATATTTACCGACATCAGCACCAAATTGCTCAAAGCCGGGTGAAGTCTGCGTGGAGGCATTTCCGTTGCCATTGATGGTGATATAAACCTGTGGCGCCGAAGATACAGACTGACCACCACCAGCGCCGACCGCACGAACACCGAGTGAACCATCCGGTGCGCGGGTCAGCGGCATGATTGCCTCCGGCCCAGCCTCGCCCATGATTCCGGCCCCGCCTTTCGCGAAAGCGAACATAGTGGGGTTTCTGACGATCCCATTACTGAAAGCGCTCAGAGATGGAGAGTCATAAACGCCGCCTTTAGCGTTAAACTGGAAACTCGAACCGTAACTGGAAACCGCAGTACCGGTGCTGGCTGATGCACCCGCACCGCCCCCGAAGAAGCTGCCTACGCTGCCGATGAGTGAGCCAAAAATGCCAGAACCGGAAAACCCACCCCCCATCGCGCTGACCACTGCCATTTGCAGAGCGACTTTTTCGATAATCTGTAAAACAGAGATACCCCAGGATTTCCAGCTGACCTTATTGCCTTCCAGCATTGAGGTGACATTACTAAACGCGCTGTCGAGTGTGGTTTTCACTCCATCAGTAACCGTGCCAGAAACATTGCTGATTTCATCGAACCAGTTAGCATAGCCGCGTGATACTCCGGCCATCCAGTCCGCTTCAGCTGCTGCTATAGCCTTGTATTTCTTGTCCAGGTCATCCAGGGCAGCCGCGCGTTGTGCGATGGCCTCGGTGCCGCCGTCCGTTTTAGCAAAAACACGCTCGATCTGTTGCGTCTCGTCGAACCGGCTGCGCTGGCGATCACTCATGCCTGCGGTTTCGGTTGTCAGTGTCGCCTCATCCCTGAACTTTCGGGCCGCTTCAGTTAAATCCTTCAGAGCATCGGCTTGTTCGCGCTGCTTACGTACGTTTTCATCGGCTTTTTGCGTCCATTTTGCCAGCTCTGCTGATGATGCCTGGATAGCCTTGCGCTGCTCGTCGGTCCATTTAGTGCCTGCCTGATGCGATGCTGCGTATAGCTCAGACGTTTTTTCTCCTTCCGTTGCCCTGACGCGTTGCACATCGATAGCCACGCTCAGATCGGCCATTTTGCGGGTATATTGCTCAGCGGTGCTGGCTGCTGCGCGCTCGGCTTTACTCTGAGCACTTGAGGCGGCAGTAGAGGTTTTTTTTGCCTCGGCTGCTGCTGCATCCTTTTTGGCGGCCTGATCTTTGTTGTAGATGTACTGGGTATAAAGTGCTCCAGTCAGCTTCAGATCTTCCGCTTCATAAACGTGCTGCTGATGAAGTTTCTCTAATCCATTTAAGCTGGCCAGCTCATTATCGCGGCGTGAACGTTCCAGTGCTGTTTGCTGCTGAGGCGTTGCATTAGCCAGTGAGACCACAGGCCCCGCATACTGCGGAGGCTTGGCGCCAGCGGTTGCTGACATTGAGCGGTTTAGCAGGTCATAGGCACCTTTCAGGATTGAGACGGCGCCAGCCTGTTCGATAGCCTTTTGCGTTGCCAGGTCGCTGGCATCGTTCACCAGCTTCTGCGTTTGCTCGACTTTTGAAGCGGCCTGTTCCCGCTGATACTCCAGCTGATTCAGCTTATCGGTAAGTTCAATGTTTTTGGCCGTGATGTCGGCCTGGTCCATGAAGGTATTAATCAAGGTCAGCGTCGGATGGCGGTTATAATCCTGCTGGATTTGATCAACCGCCTTGAGGCTGTCTTTCACCTTCGCGATCTGAGAGTCGAGGTCGGCCAGGTCCTGCTTTTGTACCTGTAAAGAGGTCCGCGCATCTGCGGCGGTCGACCGAAGGCCGAGCACAGACATCTGCTGGAGTTTGGCGTTGATCTCGTCAAGGTTGTTGGCAAAGCCGACAGCCTCACGGTGTACCTGCTGGGTATGCTGATACAGGCCATACATCGCAGCACCGGCACCGATAATAACGCCTGGCCAGCCACCGAGAATGCCCAACACTCCGCTACCCAGCCGTGACATTACCGAGGCTGTATTGGTGAGGTTGTTAACGGCAGAAGCCCTTCCAGCAAGCGCTGTGTTCAGGGATGCCTGAGCTGCGGCAAGATTACGTTCGGCAACAATCTGAGCCTCAATACTTGTCGCCGCTGCGCGCGCCTGTTGAGCGCGGTAAACCGCCTGGCGTCCAGCAGCAACGCTAACCTGAGCGCCACGGACCTGAGCCTGAGCCAGCGCTACCTCGGCGGCCGTATTAGCGAGCACTGCACGGGTTGACTGGCCAACGCTGCCGACCATATTGCCAAAATAGCTAGCCAGACCCACGCCAACCAGAATGCCTGCCGTGTTTGCCACATCATCAATGTTATTCGCAAGACCATCCAGCACACCGGATAGCGTGGAGGATGCGCCGACGGCATCGTTCGCCCCGCCAACCCAGGCGAGAAAAGCATTTTGCACTTTCTGTGCAGAACCGCTGATTGACGCCGGAAGAGTGTCAAACTCTTTACGCAGGATCTCAACGTTTGTCAGCAGCGGGACGATCTTGTTGGTCGTCAGCTCGCCGTTGTTGGCCATATTTCGCAGGCCACCTACCGTGGTACCCAGACCATCAGCCAGCAGTTTCGCCAGGCGGCCGCCGTTCTCCATGATGGAGTTAAATTCTTCGCCTCGCAAAACGCCTGAGCCAAGCGCCTGGCTAAGCTGGGTGATAACAGAGCTTGCCTCTTCGGTACTGGCGCCAGACAGCTTCAGCGAGGTTGCTACGGTTTCCGTCACTTTTGCGACGTCTGCGGAGGCATAACCGGCATCACGCAGGGACTGAGCAATTCGGCTGTAAAGGTTGCTGTTTGCCTCGAGGGATGTTCCTGTGCGCTGGCTGATCTCCATCAGCACGCGCTGAGATTCCACGTAATCCTCGCTTGAGGAGGCAGCCAGGCGCAGACGCCCATTCAACTGGTTCCAGGTATCAGCAAACGCGATGAGCTGATGCGTGGCAAATGCCCCAGCCCATGCCCCGGCAAGGTCAGTCGCAGAAGAGCGCACGCTAGCAAGCTGAGAATTCAGTTCAGCCAAAGACCGCTGAGTTTCACGCGTGGCCGCTGCTGCTTTTTTCCCGCCCTGTTCCATAGTGCGGTAGTAATCCGTCCCCATACGGGACGCTCTGGCGATCTCAGACTGAAAAGAAGACGAGTTCGCAGAAATTTTGATGATTAGCTCGCGCAGCGTTGCCATATTTCACCCATAAAAAAAGCCCGCAGCCGCGGGCGTCAAAGACTGGACATCCATTCTTCAAGTTCAGAGACTTCAGAGCCTTCTTCCTGCTCACCCCATTTCAGCATCACGTCAGGTATGGTGAATTTCCCGCCCTGAGAGTTCAGCATTGCAACGGAGATCTGCGCCGCCTGTGCATCGGAACGCCAGTCCCCTACAGGGCTTATGCGGTCAAACTCGATCCACATCTTGAGCTCACTGGCGGTAATGGTCTGGCGCAGCTCATGCAGAGTGCGCCCCATCCGGAGCGCCAGTGACATCAGGAAGAAGGTCAGCGGCTGCTTTACGGCTTTCCCGCTTCTTCCTGACTCATTCCGAGGCCAAGAGCCTGAGCCAGCAGGCGCGCATGCACAGGACCATAAATTTTGGATACCAGCTCCTGATCCTCGTCACTGAATACGCGCTCGCCGTTTTCATCCAGCAGTACGTCAATAAACAGAACCACATCCGCCTCTTTGTTACGCAGGAACTTCTCCGCCTCCGTCAGCGTCGGGGCCTCTTCGCCTTCGGCGAGCTGAGGATTTACGATTTCCCGGAATTTTACCCAGGCATCGCCGGACGGTTCGCGCAGCGTTACCTTTGCGCCATCCCACTCGGGGACCGTAATACCGTCTTTTGTGCGATAGGCTTTTGATGCAGTAAGCGCCACGTCGCGTAGTGAATTCTGTGATGTTTTTTGCGCCATTTCATTATTCTCTTGTTACATGGTCGAAGGGATAAAAAAAGCGGCCGAAGCCGCTCAGGAACCTTGCTGAACACGGATGCGTTTCGGCTTGCCCTTCACTCGGAGCGAATAGGTGGCACCGACTACCGCGGAGGTGGCCGCCGACCAAGAGCTCTGACGAACCTCCATCAGTACGTAGAATCCGTTACCAGACGGGAATACCACCTTCAATACACGGAGTTCGTCGTTATCGTAAGCATCCTGAAGAGCTTCCTGCGCCTCTTCGTCACCTACCCAGTTACGGCTAATGCTCATCTCCGCAGGCGCAGCGAGACCGTTGGTTTGCTCCTGCTCTTCTGAGCAAAGCGTAGTTACGTCAATGTCCCCTTTCTGACCACCTGTGTACGTAATCTCTTTGGTTGCACACTCAGCCTCAAGAAAAGTAACTCCATCAGGGAATGTAGATGATTTGAAAGTCTCAACTGTGATAGGGGAGCTTGAGACACCAATCTTTGTCCCCTTTGTAACTTCATACTTACTGGTCATGGTTTCTCCAGATATAAAAAAGACCGCCGTAGCGGTCTGCGAGGGTGAGTGAGGCTAAACGGTTAACTGAAATTCAAGCGTTGCCCTGTGATAGCGCAGGTCAGGTTCATAACCGGGCGTTTTAACGATATTTCCCGGTTTGAGCACCTGGACGGCATCCAGCGCCATATTTCTGATCGCTCGAGCTTCAGTGATAGTGCTGGAGTAAACATCGACTTGCACCGAAACGGCTGATTCCGCCTGGCCGCAGAGAACGTCAGCGGCCGCGTCGGTAATAATCGAGAAAATTACCCAGGGCGGCGAGACTGAAGGCTTCCCGTCACTGCCGAGCGGCGCAACGTAGGGATAAACCTGCCCTCCGGCCAGCGGTGCCAGCAGAGGATAGAGATCGTCTTCCGTCATTTGCTTAACGCCTCGTCAATGGCCTGGTTCATGCGCCTGATCGCGACCTCTGTCGCCTGCTCCTGGCGGACGTCAAACGCGGGACGAATGAAAGGATGTGGCGGCATGTTGGCAGTTCCCATTTCAACGAATCGCCAGTAAAAGGCGTTTCTCGGGTTATTCGCCTTCATCGTGTTATCGCTGTTGCCGGTGCGCGGGTTAACGCCACGAATATGGACGCCGGAAGAAATCTCCCCGCGGCGGCGGCTTTTTTGGGTCACCACCACCACGTTTTTTTTCAGTTTCCCGGTGCGCACTGGTGCGCGTGCGATTACTTCTTCCTTAAGCACTTCGGCACCGGCGCGCGTAGCATCACGCAGGACCTTGTTGTTTTCAGCGCGGCTAAGCGCCTCCAGGTCCTTTGCGATATCATTTAATCCAGAAAAATCGAGGCTCGTGTCTATCATTTTTCGATCCCCTGCTTACAAAGAATTTCGAGCTGAATGCCGCGAGAATCAGGTATCGGCGGACCAATGATATTTAAAATGGCCCCCTTGAGAGGGCCAGTCATAACCCTGAGTCTGGACGCAGCAGTTATATCGCTACGAAATCGTGTCCATACCCTGATGGTGGCGACTGCGGTTTCAGCACCAGCGGCTACCAGCTCTCGCCCACTGATACCTTTTACTTCTGCCCAGGTTTCTGCACCGTCATGCCACGTTTCAACAGGCTGACCAGAAGGATCACGCGATGTTGTGATGTTCTGAATTACCACCCTGTCTCTCAGTCTTCCGGCCTGCATAACACCTCCTACACCCCGTAAATTCGGTATGGCTGAAGCAAGGCTTCAACTGCAAGCGGGACCTCTGCAACGGTTTGCCCGATGGACACGGATTCCCGGTTTGCATACCAGTGACCGATAAGCAGTAGCATGGCTGCCTTAACATCATCATTGAGCAGTATCGGGTCCGGGTCGTCAGCATAGCCAGGGCTGCTTTCCTTTTCATAGAGCGTTCGGCGTGTCCATGTCTGGACGTACCGGGCCGCCGCACCTGTGTAAATCTCCAGCAGAGCATCATCACCCGTAAAGTCGGTATCAATGCGGCAATGCTGTTTCACCACATTCTGATCAAGCATTTGTTTGCCCCGAAAAAAAGCGGCCCGAAGGCCGCAATAGTTATCAGCTACCCGCGCCGGTGCTGAATGAACCGTAAACGAACGCCTCAGGGCGTTTCACAGCCAGCGCCAGACGTTCTTCGCAGCGAATGGAGATCATGTTTTTCTCGAAGTCGTCGGCGTTTTCGGTGGAGATAACCACGTTGGCATCTTCACGATCGAACAGTTGAGCTGCGGCATTGAATGCGCCTGTCAGGAATTTGCCCTGGAAAGCTGCTGCCTCAGTTGCTACCACCGGAAGCCCCCAAAGCGTAGGGCCAGTCAGAGATGCCGGGTTAGCCAGGATATAGCGGCCCAGACTGTCTTTCGTGAGCTCAATTTTCGCCCAGTCGATGAAGTGCAGAACGTGGCCAGATGCAGGGAAACGAGCCAGTTGAGCCTGAAGCATTGCCAGGCGCAAATCATCAATCCCGTTCTGGCTCTCAACAGAAAATGCCGGGTCGAATGCTGAGGCCTGAGGAACGATGCCGTGCAGGTGCACACCAGTTCCGTCGCCGAACAAGATTTCCTGTTCCTCAACATATTTCAGGCCGTACCGCATCTCAGCGTCAACCGTAGACTGGAGTTGAGCGAAATCGTCAAGGATCTGCTTGGATGCCTTAAACATGTGCGCGATGGTTGTCACCGGCGTGATTTTAGTTGCGAATTCAATATCGCTGTAAGGTTTGGCAGTCCCCTCTGCAACGACTTTCGCTGCATTGGTAAAGCCCGTTTGCTGCACCCAGAAAATAGCCGGTGAAGATGTGCGGCCAGGCGCAATCAGATCACGAATGAAGAGACGCTGTTTTGGTGCAGTGTCGATGCCAGGCAGTCGCTGTGGTTCAACCACGCCATCAGCAACATCTGTAGAAAGCAAGGCCGCGTGAACTGGGACGCTTACGCGCTTATTACCTTCAACGCTCGCGGCAAAGGCCTTCAACGCCTCGCTATTAATCACCACCTGTCCAACAGTTTCGGTAACTTTAGCAGCGTTGTTCAATGGCATTTGGGCAACATGCTGTTCCAGCTCACCAAGGCTGGCCTTAAGGGTTTTTTCAGCTTCCTTAAGAGCATTGAGCTCTGTCGCCATTTTATCTACAACATCTTTGGTCTGAGCTGAGAGCTGACCATTCTTTTTCGCTTCGGTCAGTGCCTCTTCTGCTTTCGCGTTGAATTTGCTGGTTGCATCTTCAATGCTGGCAGTGACTTTTTTCAGAATTTCGTTTACTTCAGACATAAAGGGTCCTTATTTGACTAACGCCGCAAGAGCGCTTTCAAGTGAATTGAGTGTTTCAGGTTTGATCTCTTCGGCAGCGCCCGGCGTACCGTCGTTGGTGGTGACAGCGCCAGGCATGCCACCGGATAAGGCTTTAATGAGTTTTCTGCGCTCAGAGCGCGGGGTGTTGGTTTTAGCCAGCAGCGCATCAAGTTTTCGAAGCGCGGCCGCGGGTGATTCATTGCTATCACTGACCGCATCAGCAGAAAGAAGGCTGTCTGCCAGTCCCTTCGCCACAGCGTCACTGCCACCGATATAACTCTCGGCATCCATCAGTTTCTGAACAGCTGCCATATCAAGGCCGGAACGCGCCGCGTAGATGTCTGCCATAGCGTTATCGAATGGCTCCAGAGACTGTGCCAGTTCCGCAAAGTCATGGCGGTTACCCATCGCGTAGACCCAGCAGTTGTGGATCATCAGAAATGCACCACGACCGATCTGAATATCATCCCCGGCCATCGCAATGACTGAGGCGGCACTGGCGGCAATTCCGAGCACCTTCACCGTCACACGGCCTTCGTATTCACGCAGAAGGTTGTAGATTGCCAGGCCTTCGAACATGTCACCGCCAGGGGAGTTGATATTGACCGTGACGTCGGCGCCATTCATCGCCCGTAGCGCACCGGCGATACGTTTGGCTGTTACGCCTTCACCCCAGTAGTCCTGTCCGATCACATCAAAAACAGAAATACTGTTGTCGTCGGTGGCCGCAGCTTTGATCCCGCCATCCCAGCGATCCAGGGCGGAGGGTAAAGTTTCACAGGTGACCCGCGCGCAGGGGCGACCCGCCGGTGCTGCCGGAAGTTGTTTTTTGCTCATCAGGAAAGTGCTCCTAAGCGGCCTGTTTCAGCGGAGATTGTTCAAAGGAAATGTCAGGGAATATGTGGTTATGCAGTTCTCTCAGGGCCAGAGCCTGCACAGCAGGATTGCTGCTTTCGAGATTTTTCAGTTGCGTCAGGTTGAGCTGAACGGTGTAAATGTCACCCCCTTCAATCGGTGGCATATTCTCAAGACGGCGCACGTCATTGCGGGACATCCACCCATTCTGGAGCGCGCTGGTATAGTACGCAGCACGGCCCGCGCTGTCGGCGCGCAGCAGTCCTTCTACAGAGAACTCCGCGAACACCTCATCATCGCTGTCCAGCAGGCACCGTCCTATTTCCTGTTCTATGTTCACCAACAGGGGTCGCAGGGTATGTGTCAGGAACTGGAGGTTCATGCCCTCCAGACTGGATGCCCAGCTGCTTTGCTTCGTGGTGTGACCGACCATGAAAGGCGGAACGCGAAACCAGCGACAGATTTCCTCAATACTGAAAGAGCGGCTTTCCAGCATCTGGGCGTCTTCGGGATTCATGGTGACGCCCTGGTACTTCAATCCGCCTTCAAGCACCATGATTTTCCCGGCGTTTTTTGAACCGGTAAATGCAGCCATGTAGCTGCGAAGTCTTTCACGTTGTTCGTCAGACAGCGCATTCTCAGCGGAGAGAAAACCTGAACTCTGAAGCCCCTGTTCAAATATCTTCGCAGCAGACTCCTCAACCGCCATTGCAGAACCTATCACATCGCGGCCTGTTTTCATCGGCATCATGCCGCAAACGCCGTCAAGACCGAATCCGCGAATGTGCATGATGTTTTTGACGGGAATGACGCGCTCGTTACCGTTTTCAGTGTATTTGTATTCCAGCGCCCCGGTCACGAGACGTTTAACCACCATGTTCTGCGGCAGCAAAGGCACCAGCGAAACCAGGCGGTTTGCGATGAATTTCTTCTCAATGAAGGCGTTCCCGCGCAGGCAAATACTGGCGACCACCATCAACATAAAGCGTGATGGTGTCATTTCTGAATTGGGTCGGCGGCACAGTATCGAATAGGCCGGATGATCGGTTGCCGCTTTACGCGAACCGTCAGGCTGTCGAACGTATATTTTCAGCGGAAGGGTTGAAATAGACTCGCTTAACAGTCTTACGCATGCCCACACAGCCGATAGCTGGATGGCTTTATCGGCCGTTACCACCTTTCCGCTGCTGCTGGTACCAAACCATTCCTCCCAGAACGTGCCGGTAGTCAGGCTGATCGGCACACCAAGCCAGTTAAGCAGAGCACTTTTAACCCTGCCTGGCCGTTTGTTTTTTTTCATCAGAAACCTACCATGATGGGATTATTGAAGAATCCGGAGAGATCCTGCTGGTCGTTGCCACCGTTAACCAGAACGCGGCTCATTGCTGTGAACAAAGCCGCAGGGCCATCAATTTTGGCCTCTGGTGTGGACTTATTCGGGAAAATGTTCTCGTTCCGGTCAGGTTTGACGGTTACGTTGGACATCATCCAGTTCATCACCGGGTGATCGCTGTGATGGAAGCGGCCACCGTATACCAGCGCTTCGACCTCTTTCATCGCCTCAGAGAAATTGCGAACCGTCTGCGGCACTTCCACCAGCGGCAACCCTTCTTCTGCCAGTGCAAGGCTGAACTGCGTCGCACTCCACGGGTCGAAGCCAATTTCTTTCAGGCTCTCGCCAGCTACCCACAGCTGTAGCTCTTCCTTAATCTGAGCATGGTCGATTACATCCCCGTCGGTAAGGATCAGCTTGTCCATCCCGGCCCACTTACGATAGAGCTCTGCCATCTGGCGTGAACATTTCTCAAGGCGTCCTTCCGGTAGCCAGAATTTGAAATCCGCATGAACGTGGCCATCTGGCGCGCGCCAGACTTTAGCGGCCGCACAGATATCAATTTTGTTTGACAGGTCAACGCCCACCCAGGAGGGATAGGTTTTAAGTTCGTGCTGCGGGGCGATAAACTCGCATTTCTCCCATTTCATCATGTCCATCCAGGCTGACTCAGCGGTAACCCAGATATTCATGTGCTTGGTGAAAAAGTTAATTCTGGCCGAAACCTGCTCTTTCGCCTTTTTAGCCAGGCGGCGCAGGTCATCCCAGCGCTTACAGATACCCAGCCCCGGATTCGCCTTCTGCCAGACTTTTTCATCAAAGGGATCGTCACCTTCATCTAAGGTGTAGATGATGGCAAAAAACGTATCGTCTTTTACCAGCCCACGCAGCACCTTGATGGCGTAATCACGCAATTCGTAGCAGATGCCTTCTTTGTTGAAACCGGCGGTGGTGATACCGAAAAGCAGCGATTGCAGACGTGCGCCGGTTGCCGTCTCCAGAACGTCCCAGACGTCACGGGTTTTGTGAGCATGCAGCTCGTCGACGATGGCACAGTGGATGTTCAGGCCGTCGAGGTTGTTCGCATCTGATGATAAAGGCTCGAATTTGGAGGCCGTTTGCTCCTGGTAGATAGCGAGCTTGTTGAATTCGAAGATCCGCCCAAGAGTGGCTTTCGCCTTCTTGACCATATTCTTCGCGTCTTCAAAAACAATTCGTGCCTGGTCACGGGTGGTTGCAGCGGAATAAACCTCCGCACCGCCCTCGCCGTCGGCACCAGCCATATAAAGCCCCACGCCGGAGCAAAGCGTTGATTTGGCATTTTTACGGGCCACCTCAACATCTGCTGTACGGAAGCGCCGAACCATTACTGGACGACCGCTGCCGTCGTTACGCAAAACGGTTTCTCCCGTTTCCTCGTTAACCAGCGGGATCACGAAACCAAAAATATTAATCAGGATGAAAACGTGCCAGTCCATCAGCTCAATAGGCTGCCCTGCCAGTGCGCCTTTTACGTGAGGTACAAAATTATAGAAATTCAGAATGTGCTGCGCGCGCGGTTCACTGAAGAAAATACCGCGCTCTTCGCCGTGTGCCAGATCGTCAAGAAAACGCTGACAGGCAAGGCGCACATACTCACAGGCAATAATTTCCCCCGCCACTACCCTCTCGGCGTAGCGGATGCCTTCTGCAACCTTAGCCATTAATCCCTCGCTTTCATAAACTCGGCCAGCGGATCAACCGCTTCAGGACCTTTTGCATTCACTTTCGATCGGCTGGCTGGCGTCATGCCGAACTCACCAAGCATGGCACGCAGACGTTTCCAGGCATCAGCTTTCATGATGGCGGCGGGGTGAGCCTTGATCAGCACATCCCCGCTCTGCGTTTCGGTCCGGTAGGTGTAGCCCTCAACTTCAAGCGTGTCGCAGTGATGCCGATATTCGGTATAGGCCTCAACCAGCAGCTCAAGGGCTCTGGCATCAAGCTGAGACATCACACCGATAGCATCAAGCTCGTCGGCCATCCGTTTAAACCAGTATTTCCCCTGCTTGTCGAAATGCTTCGGCGTTGGGGGTACCCCTGAAGGGGGTTTTGGTTCGTTCTCATTGATCGGGCGTTTAGATGGGTTACCCCTCACCAAACGTAGATGGGTCGGGGTTTTCGGTGGTCCAGACATAATCGAAAACTCCTATTAATCATCGAGTGGGGGACCCCATAAAAAAGTTTTCTAACCTGCGGCGATGTGAAAAGAGGTTAGGCGGCGGTCCTTTGGGCTGATTCCCCTGAGGTTTTTACCCGCCCTCCCCCTCGGCCAATTCAAATGAGAATAGATGTCATTTGAGTCTTTCAACCGCTGTCTTCGCCCTGTGGCAAGGCTTACAGAGGCTTTCGAGGTTGGACAGGTCATCGGTCCCCCCATTTGCTTTGGCAGTGATGTGGTCCACCGTCTCAGCGGGTGTATACCTTCCATTTCGCAGGCATTCCTGACAAAGGTGTTTGTCTCTGTCGAGAACGATTGGGCGCAGCCTGTCCCATTTGCTGCCATAACCTCGCTGATGTCTGCTCTGTCCTCGCTGATGCTGCTGCCAGCCTTCGTTAAGGTGCTGGGGACAATAGCCTGAGCGGTCAGTGGTTGTGCCAGGGCAGCCACGCTTGCGGCATGCTCTCGGTATTAACGCAGGCATCAGGCTAACCTCCACGCCCTGCGGCGTTCTGTGCGTGGCGCTGAGTCAGGGTGACGTTCAACCGGTTCACCATCTGCATGGTCCACCAGCGAGTAACACGGATAGATCACTGAGCCACCCCATGCATCACCCACAGCGTAATCGGCGGGTTTGCTGTTATCCCAACGGGATAGCACGCGATGCACATGCTCAGGCGGGACGCTATAGCAAACGCCATGAATGAGTCTCGACAGCGTGATGTAATCAGCGCGTGTCTTATCAGCCACGATTAGCCGCTCAGCAATCTGCATTTGATATTGTGGAGGCCGCCCGGTACCGAGATAAAAGCTCAGCATGTCGTCAGGGAAACGCACCAGCCAGTCAGTTACCTTTTCGGTGAATCCCTGCACCGGCAGCGCGTCGTCTTCCAGCACGACTACCCGGCAAGGTTGCTCAGCAGCCCACTCAAGCGCGCGGCGATGATTCCAGTTCGCGCCGTGGTTACCGTCATCAATAAGCAGATGAGCATCCAGCAGCGCCGCAAATCGTTGCGCATGACCTATGCGAGAGTGATGGCCAACCACCACAAACCTAATGTCTTCAGCCACCAGCAAATCTCCATAAAAAAAGCCGCACGATGGCGGCTACTGTCTGAATATCAGGGTGTTGCTTCGTTTTAACCCTGGTTAAGGTAAGCATTCAGCCCGTCAGTGGTGGGACACTGGCGCACTCAGCGCAGAGGGATGGCTGATTACCTCTGGATAAGGGAACAATATGTCTAATATCAGATATATCGAAGGGTTGAAGCTTTCAACCACATGCGACACTCTCGAAGACGTAGCAACCGAGGTAACAGCACTTAAGTTGGCCCTTGGTTTATTATTCGCGAGACTGCCTGATGCAGAAAAAAATAACCTTTTGATTGAGTTGACTCAGTACGACTACCCAGCATTTCAAAAGATATCTACTGAATTGAAGCAATTTATGCCGAAGTAATTTTAAGGGCCAGGCAACTGGCCTTTAATCGAAATTTTGGAGCGTAAAATACAACCATTTTCTTGTCTTCACTCAGACGCATGTAAGATTTATCCATAATACATATCTCTCTTATTTATGTTTCCACCAGGCGCACTCTGTGCCGATGCCCTCAGTTTTAAACACCGTGTGAACCAGAGGGCCGTTGACCAGCCTGTCAGCGAATGACTGCGCAACGATACCGAACGCCATCATGTCGCCTACTGCGGCGCCAGCCTGTTCTTTCTTCCAGAAACGATAACTCTTGATCCGGTAGTAAAGACGGACGATGCCGTGAGCGAACGCCATCACATCAGCGCGGGTACCACCCAGCAGCCCAGCGTTTAGCATCACATCGTTGCGATGCTCTTCAATGAACTCCTGATAGATGCGCTCCGGATGATTCTGCTTTGCCCAGGTATCGGCGTAGGTCTTTGGTTCAGAACCGACGTAAACCTTCCCTGCCTCCATTTCTTCCCACGGCGCGCGAAGCATTTCGACATCGGTACCATCGGTACACCAGACGAACCGGTATTCAGGGTGATCTCGCAGGTGCTGCCAGATGTGCAACCAGCGACGAAAGTAAACATTCATCTTCACGTCAGGAACGCGACATAGCTCAACATCTGCCGGGGCCGTCAGTAATTCATCCACCAGCGCTATACGCCCACACTGGCGAAGCGAGGCCGCCCATTTGCTCAGTATGTCAGGCGAGGCCGCCATTTTCGTGCCGCGCTGCGGGTCTGGCTGACTGGTGAGCAGCGTTGTGATAACCACGTCGCGCTGCTGGCGGTATTCAACGTAACCAGTAAAACCTGCATCACGTCGTTCGTTATGGATCTTCACGTTACGTTCCACCAGCGCCTGTCGGTCGGGACGCGGTACCGAACGCTCTACGGCTTCATGCTCATCGAGAGATTGGATCAGTTTTTCTGAACCTACCACATCACCGTAAGCCCATGTCGTCAGGCCAGCGTTATGGATACGTAGCGCGAGGTCACTGTGTTCGTACATGCCGCGACCGTAAACGGGATCGAAACCGCCAACCTTCTCGATAGCGCTACGGTGGTAATACAGCATCACGCCGCGCTGCCCGGTGTAAGCGATGTGCTTATCATCCCGGTACAGGACCGCCATATCCTTCAGCTTATTCGTCCCTGCCAGATCGAGAAACTGGTAAGCCAGGTGCGGTTCGGGTGATTCGATGTATGGCAGGTGCCAGTTATCGGCGATCGGATAAGCATCGTCATCCCATAAAAAGATATGCTCACACCCGGCGTCCATCAGCGCGGTTAAACTGGCGTTCTTCGAAGCAACAATGCCAAGCGATGTTTCATGGCGACGCAACTGCACTCCGTCAGGTACTACGGCGGCAGGTTGAGAACCGTCGTCGATAACCACCACCAGCGACCCGGCTGGCAGATGCCTCAGATGCTGTTCGAGTGAACGTTTTAAAACGTCTGCGCGCTGGTGTGTCGTTATTGCAATCCCGATCCGCGATGAAATTGCGCAGGCGGGTGCATACGGGACACCATCAATAATGACCTGCATAAATTCTCCAGCATCAGTCCGTCCAGCGTGTCACAGCAATTTTCAACGTTCCTGGATTTGCGTTCCAGACCCATACCTTCAGCGGCGGATAAATTACCATTCTGTCCCTGAGGTAGTCACCGGCATTTATATCCGGGGATACGTCAGATTCCGCAAAACTGATTGCATAGCTGCCCAGAACCGTTACCAGCGCGCTATTCGTACCATCCGTTATTTGAACTGGCTCACTACCGATTGTCATTCTTTCTGTTGCCATGTGCTCCCCCTACGCCAGTACGTATTCAGGTGTTGATGGATTGATGATAAATTTCTGCGCAGCTTCAGGTATGAGGCCATAGATAACATCAATGTGATAACCGTCCTTTAGGGTCGGCTCCTTTATCACATTTCCGGCCTCGTCATATTCACCGTCACTGTTATACAGAACGCCCCGCACAGAAAACTGAATAGACTTAGTCGGTACTGCCCATCCAGCCCCCTCAGACCACCAACCCGTGGCTGCTCTCGCAGTAGCCTCATCAGGGAATCGTAAATATGTCAGTCTGCTCATTATCTTATGTACTCGATTCGTTGGATGTAGCGCTTACCCCAGTCATTAGCAGACTGTGGCAGCTGAATAGACGGGCTGTTAGTCGGGATTTCCAGTTGCTCGCTGGTATTGTCTGAATAGTGGACCATGATTGCACTCGCCAGCCCTCCGGGATTTTGCACTGTAGCGAAAGCAGCCGCTCGCGTTGCTGAAATCCCATTGGTAATTATTGGGGATGTAGCGAAGGCTCCGGACTCATGCTGAACCATTGCACAAGAATAGCTTCCGGCAAGAGCAACAGCTGAGTAAATGACTGTTGCAGGCGTTCCGCTTCCAGTTGAATCACCGGTAAAGGCGTATCGCACCCACTCTGTATTTACATCATTAAATCGCCAGGTGAATGGAGAAGAGAGAGTCGATGTTTTTTGCCTGAAGTTTACATTTACGATCTCCGTGCCAAGATAACCATTTCCTATTAACATCATTCGCGAGTCGCCAGAAATACCAGCCATCGAAATAGTATATCTCTGCCCTGCAGATACCTGCGACTTGGTGAAAACACCCGAATTGACTATGGCGCTAACAGCTACTGCATAGGATTTTTCGCCGTATGGATTGTTTGGCCCTGTCTTTGTTATGCCAGTTACAACTGGATTTACGTTCCAGGCGGCAAGATTTTCTGAGTAGGAAATTAAGTTGGTTCTCTGAGGCTCAGGCTCATGCCTTCCAACTGCCACTCCATTTCGGTACTCAAGCGGCCATACGTCAGGTGCAGCGAACTGAATAGTTCCGTCAGCTGAGTAGTATGCATGGTTGCTTGCGCAGCTGAACGAAACCCGATAATCCAGTGCAGAGGAGGTAAGATCGATATCGCTAAGGTCAACCCACTCGCCAGGCGGCAGCATCATAACATTAGCACCGGGAATAACTATGCCGGATGGAAAACTATCTGATGATGCGCCAAGCTCAGTCACACCAGGGATAAATAAGCCTTTCATAATTGCACCACAAGCGATGATAAATATTTCAAATAAAACCGGCATAGGCCACGCTATTTCATGGCTCTGGTTTTCTCTATTAAGGAGCTTCTGTAATGGCTTATTCGATCAGCAATTCAGGCTGCGTTACCTGCATGATGTGCTCATGCTCCACAGCCAGAACACGTTTCTCTTTCTTCCGCTCGTTCATCAACCGGCTGCCGATTGTGCCTTTCAGCTTTGAGCGCGTTTCTTTGATGGCGTAGCGATGCTGCAATTCTTCACCCATCGCCATGCGCCGGTTTAGCTGCTCGGCCATCCAGTTGAAGGCATTGATGTAACACTCCTTCACTGCGGCAGCTGTTTTGCCAGTGAATCCCATCACTAGCATCATGCATCCGTCGCGAGTGATGTTATACATAGGCTGAACATCGCCATTTTTATCAATGAAATCAATGGGCGCAAAATTGCGCTGGGTGAAGTCATCGGAGCATTTCAGGTTACGTATGGCACGCAAAACGTCTTTGTGTCGCTTGCCAAAGTAATCCGCCACCTTGAGTGATGTGGTGATTATCTTGTTGTCGAGGGTCGTGACCATTTCGCGGAAGTCGAAGGCCGGAATAACTGACGGATTATTCATAGCGTTTTCCTTTTAGGCGTGAGCCTCTCGCACGGCAATAACGACCGAGAGGTATAAGCAACCTAACGGCATCCCCTAGGCTCACAACTGAAAGATTTCTTTGATGTGGCCTAGCGATACACATAAATAAGCCCCGAATAAGCGAGGCGTTAATTTTTTAAGATACCTTACACACTTAATGGAATCATAAATCCACCAGGATCCGAATCATTATCCTTTCTGATTTCCCCTCGTATAACTTCATTGATGCGCGATGCCTCAATATATATCTCCCCCAGATTAACTGATGCTTTCATATTATAATATGTTTTCTCAGCACATATATACAACCTTATTGGATATGGCCTTGGATTAATAGCCTCCCAGTGAGACATCACAAAGTTATAAACTGCAATTTGATGGGACCTTAGTTTTCCTTCACTTGCCTCTAAATTTACTTCATCAAGATATTCATCAAAGTGCTGCAATGTATTTCTTACTTTTATAGATTTTAATTCACTAATCTCTACACTTTTAATTTTATCTTGAAGGAATTTGCTTCTTTCAACATGAATCTGAAACTGCTTTGGCGATTCGCCACGAGTTTTTTGGGTTGGTATTGTAATTAACTTTTTTATGTTAGCCGCGTCGGAAAGAATGTCATTTATTAATGAATGAACATGGTATTTAATTTGAAAATAATACCCATTCTCAGGCAGGGGTGTTTCTCGAAAAAGTTCCTCACAACGACTTTTGATAGATTCCGTTAACCACCACAATTCATGCAAATAAATAAAATTTAACCTCAACTCGTCAAAGCTTTTTGCCATAGCGAACTCTCCTGTTTAAGAATTCACGTTATAGCATTATCACAGGCACTCAGGGAATGCCTGCTGTAATGCCTTAACCCAACTTAGCTCGCACCAGTGCATCCTTCGCTTCAAGCAGCTTGCGTAAGCCAGCTGACTTTTCCGCGCTGTCTGGCAGGGTTTCGTCCATCAGCGCCGCGAGATCACCGATAGGCTTACTCACTTCCTGAAGGTGAGACGGGAGATGCTGATACGCGAAATACTTCATGATTGGAGATGACATTTTTTATCCTCAGTCCATATAGAAATCGTCATTAAGACGACGACGGTTAGCGCTGCTGGCGTTGTGCGGGCAGGCGTTAGAATTGTGACCAGTGGCGCCGCAGTAGCTACAGCGCAGATTCACCCGACGAGCATTGCCGCTCCATGTGTGCGGGCAATTCTCGCGGGTGTGCAAACCCGAACCGCAAAAGGTGCATCGCGTGTAACTCATGGGCTGACCTTCTGGCAGTTCGCCTGCCACGCTTTGTTATGCGCCAGGATGTCGCGTTTCGTCTGGCGGTCAAGAACGTCGATGTCGTGATCAGTCAGGTAGATCGGATTTACCCAGTCACAGGCGGTATCAACCACCACCGGGACGCTTCCACGTGTCACGCAGCTCGCGATCAACATCGTCATCAGGCATATGGTTAACAGTCTGCTGTACATTGCTGGCCTCTTTCGTTGCTTCTACCCGGCGTTCGGCTGCTGTGACCGTTGCCGCTGCGTTATCTTCGGTGCGCTGCTGCTCGGCTTTCGCTTCCGCTTTGCTGGTGCCGCGAATATGGCCCAGGCCAAAAGCGCCTGCAATAGCGGAAATAACCAGTGCGGTCAGCCCGATTATCGTTTCGATACCCACATTCACCTCACACCAGAACGGATTTCGCCAGGTTAAACAGCGCGCGGCGTTTATCCAGCCCGTTTCTGCCACCATTGATAAGCAGGGTCACACGCTCAACGTCGCCGGAATGAAGCAGGCAACCGCGAGAGACATAGAACCATGCGGCTGAGCGCGCGGCGTATTCATCCTGTTCAAGCAATTCAGGCTGGGTTACAAGGTCCAGCTTCAGCGCGTGGCCACAGTTGCGATAATTGCTGAGCCCGGTGATTTGCTTCAGGCCGCGACCGCGATATTTCCAGCCATCACCGGAAACCTGATTGCCAAGGTGTTCTTTTCCCCACTCACCGCCATAAACCAGATTGGCGATCGCTTTCTGGTTTGCCGGTTGCGTTGCCGTTCTGCCAAGTGCGGCGGCCTGCTGTTGCGTGATGCGGTGGCTACCGAACGTCGGTACCAGGTTTTCGACCGCGTAATTCAGGTTCTCCACCAGCCGGGTAAATCTGGTGCTTTCATGCCCCATCTGGGCAATAAACATGGCCTGATCAAGCGGTGCGGTGATGCCGTATTCCTTCATAGCGGCATCGATATGCGGAAACCAGCGCGCAGCTAACCCGGCGCTGATACCAGCCGCCCTCTGAAATTGTGTTTGGTTCATTAGTGCCTCAGACGATCAACCAGCCGCGCCATATTTCCATGAACCTTCAGGATGGCGGCGAAGATAAGAATGTTTGCGACCACCACCAGCCAGCTGGAATCACGATAAAGGCCGAAGATGAACTGCAAGGGGATCGCGGCGTAAACCAGCACGGTTATATACGCCAGGACAGAAATAAAGGGGCGATGCCGGGCGCCATGTCGCTGGTAAAACATCAGCACGATGACGATGGCCGCACAAATAAACGCATTAAAGACTGCTGACGGGTCAATTGCCATTTCCCCCTCCCCCGCGTAGCCGCGAGAAAAACTTGAACACGTTGTTCAAATCCTGGTTGTTAAGATAAGTGAGGATTTTTATACACAGGGCAGACAGAATCACTGCGCCCAGTGCATCCAGCGGTTTTTCATAGTGCGAAGCTGCATTTAGCAGTGAGCCAATAAGTCCTGCCCCGAGCACCCCAACGATAAACGACGTCAGGAAATATGCTGCCAGTCGGGCGCGGGACAGGTTTGTGGCTGTCGCGACGTAGAACACCGCACCACCAAACGCCCCGAACACCACACCAAAATCTGTATGAGTAAAGACGCCGTACAGGACTGAACCCAGCAGGCCGCCGCCGAGAACAGCGCCGGTGCCGGTTAATGGATCGGACATTAAGCCCCCTCTTATTGCTGTGAATCCTCTCAGAAAATTTGAGGGGAGATAAAAAAAGCCCGCTTTTGAAGGCGGGCTAATGAGTGACTATTGTAAGTAAGGTAGGTAGTCGTGAGTATTGCTAACTGACCTGAGTGAGACAGTATCGGGCTGGTTCACAACGGTTCAGGAGAACCATCAGGCAATTACCTTCAACACACATTTCAAGCGTAGCAGCAGTTTGCAAATTCATAAAAAAAGGCCTGCTTTTTACGGCAGGCTCTCAAGGAATTTGAAACTGTATTGTTGTTGTCATGATGCCGGGTGCCTCCCGGTGACTCTACCCCAGTCAGCAAAGCCGCGCGCATACCTGCAGATAGCAGTTGACTGGAACGCCCTTTCGCTTAGAAAGGATTCACCACAATAATAAGTTACGACTAATCCATTCTAGCGGTCAATACATCATCGCCATGAGTCCTCTCAGAACGAGGGGAAACAAAAAAGGCCACCCGGAGGCAGCCCCTTAAAATAAAAAACCCGCAGCAGTGGCGGGTTTATGTTTTGATTTGTTGCTCAGTACGCTTTACTGTCCCGAGCCTACCACAATTTAAGCACTTTCTTGCTCACTATGCAACTTAAATCTGTCGCCATTTGTGCCGAACGCATCACAAAGTGGTGCGTAAAGGATCGATTCTGCAAGACTAACCCATGTATCAATGCGACGACGGCATGTAATAAGGGTCCAGTCGGGGTGTTTTGAATTAAGCTCTTTAGCCATCTGGAGTTTGCTTTTACGCAGACGATGACGATCAACAATCACGCCATACAGCCCACGGTATTCTTCGTTCATCAATACCGCAGCAATAACACCGTCAATCTTTAGCCCCTCCTCGTCTGAGCAGAACGCCAGGCCAGTTTTGTTTTTACTGTCGAGGATTTCACGCAGGTATGCTTCCAGCTCGGGTTTGGAGATGCCGGATTTCTTCATACGGCGCAGCGCATCTTTGATTGCGGTCTTGGTGATTTTTCCGGATGCAAGCAACTGGTTGAACATGTTCCCGCCTGAGCCACCACCGATGTATGACCAGCGACCCCACATGCGGAGCTTGCCCTGTACCCAGATGCTTTCGAGAGTGCGAAGGCGAACCATCTCGCCGGATTTGCCAACTTCTGAAGGATTGATCATTTGCGTCTCCACTTACGCCAGTACGCCAATTGCCAGCGCACGATCTAAAAACCGAAACAGCAGCGTTAACTGGTCGCCGTATTTCGCTTCAAATGCCACGGGATCAGCGTGTAACTCGTCGTGATGCGCTCTGCACAGCGGTATCACAAACAGGTCATGCGCTTTGGTACCCATTCCACCCTGCCCGTGGCCTATCAGGTGGTGGGGGTCGTCTGCCGGATTATTGCAGCAACTGCACTGCTGCGACTTCACCCAGCGGGTGTACTTCTCATTTTCCCAGCGTCGGCGCTTTGGCCTCAGCATGAAAGATTCCGGCGTCTCAGGATCGACCTTCACCGCCACTATCTTTTTTGCCTTCTCCTGAAAGATTTGCGTAGCCGGTAATGACGGGACAATGTCGCTTTCCCTCATCACTGAACTGTGCTGTTCTGGCTTGATTCTGAGTGCTTTACTCGCCACTGATTCAGGAACAAGGTCAGCAAGATCGTTACGTACCATCCACCAGCAGAACTCAGGAAGTGAAAGAGTGTGGTCAGCGCTAAAACCTAAATCAATATTCACCCTTTCCAGCAGCCATTTTACCAGGTTCTGCATGGCAATTCCTGCCAGTCTTTCAGTGGTTTGCTCACGTAAATGGTTATCACATGACCAGCAAAGACGAATGCTCCCCGGAGCGTGGCGCATCACCGTAAAGTCACTGGCATGCCAGTCAGTGTGAGGCCACTGACATTCAAATTTTCTCTCCAGCCAGGCATCAAGGCTACTCAATCCACCAGCTCGCTGAATGACCCTCTCGTTAACGAAAATAGCCTGCATATTGGGATCATCAGTAAGAGGCTGGTGGGCTTCAGGGATTATTCCGGACGGCAGATGCTGGATGGCTTCGGATGGTGGCTCAATAACTACCCTTCCCTGACGGAATAGCCAGAGCAGTTCGGTACCAGGGCGGAACAGAACCACCCCGGACATCGGCGCAATTTCAGGCGTCAGTATGGCTCTCACCCAATTCCCCCCATTGTTGATTGATGCCTGGTTATCGATATTTCTACCCTTCCGCCATGCACTTTCGGCCCCCACTCCACCAGCATTTTCTGCACCTGGCTGTCATCCTCCCAAATGCCTGCATGCGTGAGCGCGTCAAACAACGCCTTGTTGTAGTTGTCGATGTCGCGGCGGCGTTCGTCTGGTGGGTACAACATAATTTCGACGGCAGCCGGTGCTGTTGATGGCTTTGGAAGGAAGCGAAGCTGCTCGACAATGGCGACACAGGCCGCGCTTTGATATGCCCTGCCTTTGGCGCTGATCAAATGGCGGCCCTTTAACGGCCCCTTATTCGGGGCTCGCCAGTATGTGTTTACGCTCGGTGGGAACGGGAGCACCAGTTTCATAACGTCACTCCCTGTTTTTTCAGCCAATCCACAGCGTTATCTCTGGCCTTATCTCCACCGGATAGCAGGTCTTTGATGATCGTTACTGGATCTGCATCCCATTCCGTTTTGATGACGGTTATGCCCCTGGCAGCGCCAGGAGCAACAGTGATGTAACCTTTTTTCTTAAGTGACTTCACGTGCGCTACAGCAGCGTTCGGTGATGCGCAGCCAATTAATCCGGCAAGCTCCAGCATAGTAGGTGGAAAACCTGCCTTTTCGATATGAACCTTGATAGCTTCGAACACTTCATTCTGACGCGGCGTTAATTCCATCATTTGTTCGCTCCTCTGAAGCCATCGGGGATTTTGCTGTAGTCGGTGTTCTTGAAGCTGGATTTGAAGATTCCATCCTCACGCTCCCACTTCCCGTTAACACGCGCTGGCCTTCCGGCATTCGCCCAGTTGGTAGCGGACTTCAGGTAAGCTGGAAACTTCGTTGGCTGGAAAAGTGTCTGCGGGCGCAGGTAGGCCGCCATTGTTAAATCGTCACTCCACTTGGCGTTGCAGTAGTCCACCACCAGCGACAGCTCTTCAACGGTGAAGCCCTCCCCGATTCGGGCACGAATGTTTTGCAGCGAGGTTGTTGAAACCTGATAACGCGAACTGGTCACCTGGTTCAGATGGGTTAAAACCTGTTTAGCCTGATCGGTGATCAACACATCACCGTCTGGTTGCGGCGCAACCGGACAAATAGGGTTTTTAATATCTGTAGTATTCTCTGTTGTATTCTCTGTAAGAACATCAGTGCAATTTGACCTGATGAGAGCGGTTCGTTTTGACCCGATGGAACGTTCCACTTTGACCTCTTCCATCGGTTCATTTTGACCTGATGGAAGAGTGCATTTTGAACTCTTCGATTTGGTCACTTTGACCTCATCTAAAAGCTCACTTTCGTAGTTGATCGTATAATAGTTCGTCATGTCGCGCTGAGACTTATTCAACTGCTCAACTTTGAGTACGCCAAGGTTTTTCAGGCGGGTGAATGTGCGCTTCAGGGTGGATTCAGACCAGAACGGGAACTGCTCCAGCCACTGCTCATTGGTGTTGTAAATCCAGCGCACGCCGTCACGCTCCAGTCCGGAGGTGGTTTCTTTCAGCCAGTAATTAACTTGCTGCAACGCAATGGCCTCGTTCAGCCCAATGCTGTACGCAAGGTCAGGGTTAATCACTATCGGGCGGGATGGCATTAACAGGCTCATGGTCGTCCTTTAACTCTGTAAATTTACGCTGGAATTGCTCAAGAGGGCTGAAGCACTCATGATCGTACCCTTCGCGAAGGTATATAACGCGTCGGGTCTCGGGCTCCCATCTGATGACGTGGACGGTGATGCCTCTTTGGTCTCTGAATCGCCGGTCAACTTCAGCCATTCCTCACGCCCCTTCTCGTTCATCAGTGCAAATGCTTCTACCATCGCGTTCACAGGCTGGTAGTTGTTCTGATCCGCCTGGTTGTTTAATCTCTCCACATAGCCGAACGGGGAATCTTTTCCCACCAGTGGAAGGCATCTGAATTGCTTCGCTGGTCTCAATCGGTTTAAACTGTTCATGCGTTAGTTTCTCCACTGAATACGACACGCCACGACGCCCGGAGCTGCACACTCGCGGGCGTCACTTTTTTTGGCTTTTCTTACGGCTAAATAGCGCGACAATCGCGCGGATCTCTTCTTCACGCGCTGCCAGATGACGGCGGTGATATTCATTGATTTCTTCAGCTTCATGACGTTCGATTACTCCATCTTCGAGAGCTCTCTGGATCACGGTATCAACACGTCCACGCGCTGCTGACGTTCTCATGGCACGATCGAACAGGTCGACACGATCAAGGTCTTCAAGTTGAGGAACGTCCACCAGCAGCGCGCCACGGCGACGGGCAAAGTAATCCGCCAGGAGGGACGTATTCGAGATGTCTTCCATCGCCTCCAGCTCGTTCACTTCGAAGAAACGGCAGCCGTTCTTCTCATACAGGTTGTTGTTGAACTGAGTTACTGACATGCCAAGAGCACCGGCCATAGCCTCACGGCCTCCTGGATACGCTTTGCACATCGCTTTAACTACTTCTTTCAGGCTTGGCTCTACCATGTTGTTTTTCCTTTGGTAGTTACGAAATGCTGATTGCTGGGTTACGGTGTTACTGCAACGTCGGGATCAGCAGGTTTGTTTTTGTTAGGGAATGGTCGTACTTCCTCGGCTTCAATTTTCCCGTCTTCATTAACCAGGATGTTTACCCTGCGATTACGCTTGAGGGCTTTACTGATGGCACTTTGGTATACCCCAAGAGCTTCAGCTGTTTTGGCCTGACCGTTTTCCAAAACATATTCAGATAGCGGAATAATCTTCATTGGTTTTCCTCGTGGTTTGCACATAAGGAGTATCACTGTTAGTGATAAATATGTCAACACTAGCGGTGATTGGTGATTATGCCGTGCGGTGATAAATTATGAGAATGAAAAAGAAACCATTGACCGCCGAACAAATTGCCGATGCCCACAGGCTGAAAACTATCTTTGAGTCCAAGAAAAAAGCGCTGGGGCTCTCACAGGAGACTTTGGCTGAACAAATGGGTATGGGACAAAGTGGTGTCGCTCAGTTACTGAATGGCACAAATGCTATCAACGCTACCCATGCTGCACAGTTCGCTAAAATTCTCGGAGTAAAAGTCGATGATTTCAGCCCATCCCTTGCAGCTGAGATATCAGCTATGTTTGAGGCGATTGCGAACGGAAGGAGTCATTCCTCTGTGTATGAGTACCCGCTATTAACCGAAGTTCAGGCTGGCTCATTTTGCCCGGTTAATACATACACAGAACGAGACGCGAAGGAATGGGTTTCAACTACTGTTAAAGCCAGTGATTCTGCCTTTTGGCTTGAGGTATCAGGTCATTCGATGACTGCCCCGCCAGGAGTAAAACCGAGTTTTCCTGAGGGAATGCTTATACTCATAGATCCAGAACAGGATGTTGAGCCTGGTGATTTCTGTGTTGCAGGTATCTTCAACGATTCAGAGGTCACTTTTAAAAAATATGTTCGAGAAGATGGGAAGCCATGGCTTGAACCTCTAAACCCCAGCCCTCGCTATCAGGCCATTGAATGTAATGAGAATTGCAGGATAATAGGCAAAGTTGTTAAGGCCCAATGGCCTGAAAATATCTTCGAATAAGGAGCCATCCGGCTCCTTTTTTTTGCATCTTTTTTCACCTTAACAATCATAAAGTTAACACCACTGATGATATTTTTATCACTACAGGTGTTGACCAATTAATTACTATTGGTGATACTCATTATGCGCCGGGGTGATGACGTTTAAGACCATCGGTAGGTTAGCAGTACGGCATATGGCACATGGTGGGGTGATGATGAGTTCAAACGCAAACAGGAAGATGGTCGCACTGCCGAGAGGCGTGAAGATTGAGACACTCTACTCTGAATGTCCTAAATGCGGTTGTGATCTTACAAAGTTGCCTGCGGATTTTGCGGTTCTACCGGATACGTTCGACGATGTGATCATCGTTAAAGGACGCCGAAGAACACGAATGGAAAAAATGATTTCTGTTGCTGCTAAAAAGCTGTCGGTAAGGATTAAGCGTTTTGGTCAAAGGCTGGCAGATAAGTGCCTCAGTATGTGGAAATGATACTTGTTTTCTATAACGTACCCTTCCATGTCAGGGCCGCAGTTAAGTGAATAGGTCTTCCTAAGAATGCCTTTATGAACCAACTGCTCGACAACCGGATTATGATTTTTTGCATACACAACATGATTGCCGGTTTTTATGAAATCCAGCAAACACTGCTTCTCAGGTACTGAGAGTGTCTTGATTTTAAAACGCAAAGCCAGCGTGTGAAGGGCACCAAAAGCCGATTTAGTCATGAAGCAGGTCAGCGACGAAATAAAAAAGCTGACGCATAGGATCATCAGATAATAAAGACTGAACGCCGGAAGAAATTCTGGATTATGAGAGCCTACAGACTGCTTTAGAGAGTCTGGCAAAAATACAGTGAGAATGACGAAGATAATTAACATGTGCATTAAACGCCTAATGTCTATGTCACGCAGGATCGAGCGCAGTAAGTCCTGCAACCATTTGTTGTCCATCGGCGGAATCCATCACTCTCTGTAGGGGTGAGAAGATTTTAACCGATTTCTCGCTGTAGGGGTACACGAGAACCACCGAGCCTGATGTGGTGAAAAGACAGGCATAAGTTTCATTGCTGTGTGTAGTCTTGGCGGTCGGCAGTTTTGAATGTCCTTAATGTCGACCGCCCCTTTTACACAACTGAAAGCGCGTTCAGCGTTCAACTTGAGAGGCCGTAGTCGTTAAATCAACTCAGGAGAACGCGCTCTCAATTGTGGAGAAGTAACGTGTCGACATTGCAGTGTCGATTGTGGCTGCCAGCCTCAAGCATCCTCAGGGTGCTTGGTGATGGTAAAAACGCCATCTCAACCAACAGGAGACGATGAGCCTGTTCTGGTTGGATTGGAAAAATGTTATTTGCCCGCTCAGCGGCGGGCGCTTTTTCTGGAGGTAGCATGTCTGCAAATGATTTGGCTGTTAAATATGGTACTTATCAGCCCGAAAATTTACTGGTCATCCTTCCACTTGAAGAAGCGTCAGACATTATTCGTGAAAGTCTTCGCGCTGAGGTTCGCCACGAGCTGGAATATGAATACGATGACCGTATTTCTTCTGCTGAAGAAGAGGCATCTGATTGGGAATCACGGGCAGACAGTTACGAATGCGATGCGATTAGTTTTGCCAGAGCGATAGAAAAAGCCTTGCTTGCACCAACCTTGGATGAAGCAAAAATTATTCTCGAACGCGTTCGTTCTGATAATCGCGAATATTTTTAATACCTAATGAATAATTACGAATTTGGCAGTATTCAAGTGCCGGGATTCGTGCAACCAAAATTCAGCGCTGTGCAGAGCGCGTATAACACGGAGAAACTTTCCATGACGAACACACAGAACGTCACCGAGTTACAACCACGTATGACCCGGGAGCAGCTGATCGACGCAGCGCGTAAGGCCGCCCCTCTCCTTCCGCCAGCTTATCGCGGCATTATGACAGAACTGGCTAACCGCCTGGACTATACCAGCGTCGCGCTTTGTGAAGCTATGGCGCAGCGTAAAGAACTGGCTGTTCAGAACGCTACTCTGCGTGAAGATGTCGCAAGCTGGGCCAAAGAGTGTGACCGCATTATTGAACGCCACACGAAGACCAGAACCAATATGCATTTACTGGAAGCCCAGCGAGAACTGCGTGAGTTGTCTACCGTCGTCATTTCCCAAAATAACGAGGTGGCTCTCTGATGGCTAACTCATTCAAGCAAATGACACGTGACGGGACCATCAAACGTACCGATACCGGGATGTTTATCAGCCTTGACCAAATCTATGTGCGGGAAGGTTTCAATAAACGCGAAGATGATGAACGTACCCGCCAGGCAGATGATGACCTCTTCAACTATCTGATGAACGGTGGCTCCGTTCCCCCGCTGGAGGTTATCGCCCGTGATGAAGGTGGAGTGTGGGTTGTTGAAGGCCACCGTCGGCGTCGCTGCTATGCGCGCTGTGCAGAAGCCGGTAAGCCAGTAGACCGCATCCATATCATGCCGTTCAACGGTAACGATGTTCAGCGCCTGGCGCGTATCATGACCAGTAACAACCAGCTCCCGCTATCCGATATGGAACAAGCAGCTGTTATTCAGGAGCTTCATAACGCCTTCAACCAGACCACCAGCGAGATAGCAAAGCTGGTTAATAAGTCTGTCCCTACTGTCGAAAAGCTTCTGCTTCTTAGCACAGCCAATCACGACGTTCAGAAAGAAGTTAAGTCCGGGACCGTGTCTGTAGATGTGGCCGTTGAACGAGTAAAAGAGTTTGGCGAAAAGGCCGGTGAGGTTCTTCAGAAGGATAAAGCTTCTGCTGCCGCCAGGGGGAAAAAGAAAGTCACCCGCAGCGTTATAGCGCCGGAGATTAGCGTTAAGAAAGCGCGCCGCCTTGTTGAGTTGATAAGCCTGGCCGGGATAAGTGACACGGGCGTCATCTCTCTCGAAGGATTGGCGCATGCAGAAGCCATGGAAATTATCGACGAGCATAAAGCCATAGCTTCACAACGTTCAGGAGCACCAGCATGAAACTGAATTATGAAGAACTTGAAGCCAAGTGCGCGGCGCTGGCTGCGGAGTTGGGTGCAGTCGAAGCAATCCACAACGAGGCAGTGTTCATCACAGACGATCACTATGAGCAGTGCCCGGCAGAAGTTCAGAGGATAATTCGATCGCTGGCTGTGATGCAGATTCCTGCGTACCAGGCTTTCCTGGCTGAAGTGAGGACGCAGGTCTGGATTGAAGGCAATCAACCGGCAGAGTTTGGACGCTATTGGGTGCGCTACGAAACGGATGTTGGCCCACAATACTGCTCCGCGAAGTGGATGGAACACAACTTCTGCGCAGGCAGCGACACCAATATCCACAAAATCTGGCTTGCAGACCACTCCCGCTCTATCAATTCACTGCGAGGCGTCACGCATTACACAAAACTGCCTGATTCACTGGAAGGATCCGCCCAATGAGCAACATCGACAAACATGCCGTCCAAGCAGTTGCCGATTTGAAAGCTGGTTACACCCTCGGTCACGCTGATGTGGCAATCCTGAACGAGCTGGCGCGTATCGCGATGGCATCGCTCGAAGCGGAGCCGGTGGCGTATATCCGCTCAGCTCATAACCCAGATGGATTTTGTTTTGCTGATGGAATTCATCCGACGCATCGCCATCAAAGACTCCCTTTGTCGACACTGCAAGATGGGTGCTATTGGAAGGTAACGCCGCTTTACACCGCCACGCCAGCGCCGGTATCGATGAAAGACCATCAGATTCGTGAGATGGTGAACGAGCTGCGTGATATCGCTATCGAGTATCAAGGCACACAGCAGCTACGTGAACGCATTGCCAGAACTGTCCGCGCCGCCATGCTTCAGGGTGCCGAACCTGTAACTACGGATTACAAGTTGCCATTCGATCAGTGGCTTTCGCAGCAGACAGGAACTATTGACGTTGAATGTGGATGCGTGATGACGGAGGTGTTTTTTCACTGGTTGCGCGTTGCTTATGAGGCTGGCAAATCTCCGGTGATTCCGGATGGTTGGGTGCTGGTGCCAGAAGAACCCACCCATGAAATGCTTGAGGCTGGTGATGAACAATTCGGAACTTATGATGTGTATCGCCGGATGGTAGCAGCATCACCGCAGCAGGAGGTGAAGTGATGGGCAAGTTTACTTTCGTCATTGAGTTCGAAGACGGCAAGGAGCCGCCAGTACATGCCCATATGGAAGCTTTGGGCGGGAAGGTTGTAGCGGTCGCGTTCCGGGATGCATTGAGCGAGGGTAATCCTACGCAGACGATCACTACCCATCCTCAGGTGCTTAGTGAGATGCGGTGCTTTATCTGCAATGGTAAGCATCCTATCGGTGTCGCCTGCCCACTCAGTTCGCCATCAGTGGTATCGCATAATGCCTAACCCATTCGACGTGGTGATGTTCGTGCTGCTGGCAATCGGCGCACTTCAGCAAATGGGGTGGCTGCCATGGTGAGCAAACTTAAACAGCGGCGCCTGCGCCGTCTTAAATCCGATGTTGCCTGGTGGAAAGGTGAAGCATCGGACCTGTACGCCAGAGTCATGGAGCAGGCAGACGAAATAGCCGAACTCCGCAGGCTGGTTATCCGCGTTCCGATGCCAGTAATTATTTCAAAGGAGATGGCCAACCAGCTTTATAACAACGAAACGAAAAGATGTCGTACCTGCAATGATGGCCTCCGTGGTGGGTGCTCATCATGCATTTTCTATAAAAGATAGCCGGGTGCAGCCGGTAAAGTGGAGAGAAACGCATGGGGCAGTTAGTAACACTTCATGAGTGGGCATCTGGTCCTAATGGATTCAAATATCCATTAAGCAACTCAGCATTAAACAAAATAGCAAAGACCAAACAGACTTATCCGCCAGCCTTAAAGCAAGGTCGACGCTGGGTAATAGATGAAGATGCTCGTTTTGTTGGCATGGTTGGCAGTGTTGATATTTCGTCATCATTATCAGACAAGGCCCGCCAGTTAGTGGAGAAAGCAATAAATGGCAGCTCGCCCCAGAAAACATAATGTCAAAATACCCAACCTTTACTGTAAGTTAGATAAACGTACTTCAAAAATTTATTGGCAATATCGCCACCCTGTAACAGGTTCATTTATTGGATTCGGAACAGATGATGAAGCGGCAAAAGCTGCTGCAATCGAGATGAACCGTATAACCGCAGAACAAGAAACTCAGCAATCTTATGCTCTGATTGATATGGCAATGAAGAGCTCAGGGAAAAAGGATCAAGGTATACGTGTTTCTGAGTGGATTAAAAAATACATCGAAATTCAGATGGAAAGGTTGCGTGACGGTGAGATAAAAAACCCTACTGTAAAATCCAGACGATTATGTTCTCAGATTCTCGCAGATAGAGTGCCAAACCTTCGCCTGAAGGATGTTGATACAAGACTCATTGCAAAAATTATTGATGAATATAAGGCAGAGGGAAAGCACAGAATGGGCCAACTGATAAGAAGCGTACTAAACGACGTGTTCAAAGAGGCGCAGCATGCTGGAGAGGTTGATCCTGGCTACAACCCAGCCTTAGCTGTAAAAAATCCAATAGCCAAAGTGAAACGAAGCAGACTTAGCATTGAACAATGGAAATTGATTTTTGAAAGCGCAGGCTCTTTGCCGCCTTGCGCTCAAAATTCTATGCTTTTGGCTTTAGTAACCGGGCAAAGGATAGGTGACATAGTCGAGATGAAGTTTAGTGACATTTGGGATAATCACCTTCATGTTACCCAAAATAAAACCGGAATGAAGTTAGCTATCCCCTTAAATTTAAAGTGCGATGCAATCGGGTTGACTCTGGCTGATGTTATTAGTAAGTGTCGCGATAGAGTAGTGAGCCCTTATCTGATCCACCATGTTAAGCATCACGCTTACGGTAAAGCGGGATCTCACGTTCCCGAAAAAACAATATCAAGATATTTTAAGGAGGCAAGAGATAAAGCGAATATTACCTGGCCTAAGGATTGCACTGCCCTTCCGCCGTTTCATGAACAGCGCTCGCTTTCATCAAGAACATACAAAGCTCAGGGTATAGATGTCAAAACTCTTTTAGGGCATAAAACCGAAGCAATGAGCGTAATGTATGGAGATGATCGTGGTCTAGAATGGAAAAAAGTTGTGATTTAAACAGGGAGTTTTGGGGAATTATTTTGGGGATGTTTTGGGGAAAGAGTTTTACGAATTAAATTCAGTCACTTAGATTTTAGCGAATTGCTCCAGAAACAGTCGTCCACCAGCAACGCATGACCCAACAGCCAGCGCACCCGCTGGCTGTTTTCTTTCAGCCCTCTCCGTCCCGTGCTAATGTAGCAAGCTACGTATTGGCAAATCACAGGTGAAATCGTTATGTCTGATGACGTGACCGGGACGACGACCCATCAGCAGCTAATCAGCTTATTAACCGAGCAGGAGGCGCGCTTTCGCGTGGTGGCGCATGAGGCCGTTGGGAAATGCGAAGCGGTCAGTGAAATTCGCGGGACCGATCTCCGACAGGGTGCAAAAGCACTGGTCTGCAAGGTAAAAGGCAACGGCGTTAAGAAACATATTCTGGCAATCCTCGCCGCCGATCGGCAGGCCGATCTGAGCCTGCTGGCCAGTCATTTCGGTGGGCTAAAGGCCTCGCTCGCCAGTCCGGCTGAAGTGGATGCGCTTACCGGCTGCGTTTTCGGCGCCATTCCCCCCTTCAGCTTTCACCCGGATCTGACGCTGGTCGCCGATCCGCTGCTGTTTGAGCGCTTCGACGAGATCGCGTTTAACGCCGGCCTGCTGGAAAAATCGGTGATTATGGATACCCAGGACTATCTGCGTATCGCTCGTCCTGAACTGGTGACGTTCCGTAAACAGTAAATACAGCGGCTGGCTAACGGTCAGCCGTTTTCCAGCAGCAGCACGGAAGCAATCAAAATAATCGCGATGATAAAAAACGATGAGGAGATAATCAGCGTTTCGACAAACATAGGATCGTTCAT